AGGATCAAGTCCGTTCATCAGCGGGTGCTGGATCATGTTGATAGTACCTTGGTAGAACTTGAAGCTCGTGAACTTCATACCAAAGGAGGTCTCATTTTGCATGATCTGGATCTGACCAGACTTACGGCCCACATCAGTCAGGACTTTCATAGCAAGGCGATCGCAGAAGCCGATACGCTCGCCATTATTGCCCACATCCGTGGAGTAGTTGAAAGGTTCTTCTACCAGAGCTACGAGATCGCCGTAGTCGGTAGTACCAGCAGCAGGATTGACGTTCGCAGGAGCGTACTGGTAGATGCTATCAATCACGCCTTGAGTGGAGTGCAGCGGCTGAGTGCCGGTGGTATCCATCTTAGCTTGACCAAACATCACAGCCGACTCCATGTCAACCGAGTGGAACAGAACACAGTCCTTGCGATCTTCTGCAACGTTGCTGTATCCCATCTCAGACATACTGGCTCTTGCAGTGTCTGTCAGACCCCACGCATTACGGAAGATCTGCGTATAGTTGCCGACGTAGACAGTAGCCAGACGACGTGCGCCAGGACGCAGAGAGCCTTCTTCGAATGCAGTACCAATCTGAATCAACAGATCAGCAGCATTCATAGCAGCCGCAGCAACACGACCAAAGGCACGAGTAACAACGACCGTAGTAGAGCTAAGGATAGACACTACACGGACGTTCTCACGAGTACGCTTGTTGTGCAGAACCATGTTGGCTGTCATGCCAGTCGTAGAGCCGACAGTCAGCGTAGTGGCCCCGCTCGTATCACCAGCAGTGCTGGTAGTAGTGACGAAGGTCATAGTCTTGCTGAAATAGCCGTGAGTAGAACTCTTGGCCTTACGTTTGCCAGCCTTAGCAGACAGAGCCCACAGAGGAGCAGAGCCGTTAGGGAACAGGCGGAGGATAGTATCCGCAAAGGAACGAGCGTTCAGCTCTGCGGGGTTTTGGGTAGTATTGAAGATGCCAGTCAGAAGGCTCATTGCTTGTTTCCTTTACAGAAGATTAAGAAGATTTGACCCCTGTGATATATTCCATATAGTCAATCTCAGTGGGTTTAGCCTTTCCTTCCTTGGTTTTGGTAGGATCAGCTGGGTTCATTGCAGCGTGAAGATCAGTCATATAGTTCTTAGCAGCATTGGCTATCTCAGCAGGAGACGCATCTGCGTACTCAGGAGAGGCTGCGAACTGCTTAGCAATACGATTGAGTTCAGCTTTGATAACTGGGTGGTTGAGATTTGCATTGCCTGCTGAAAGCGCGTCAGATGTAAGCTGTTCCTTGACGCCTCTTTTGAGGTTCTTGCTCTCAAACTCAGAGCGTTGCCCAAGGTGGGTATCTGTGAGTTTTGTTGCGTGCTCTAGGGAAGCACGGTAAGAGTTACGACCTACCTCTTGGATCAACTGCATCATTGCAGCAGCATCTCCTCCAGTAGCTTTGGACATTAGCTCAGGGTTGATACCCTTAGTGAAGTCCATCTTGTTTGCTACATCAGAGATAACTTTTGCATCAAGAGAGAACGTAGGCGCTTGTATGTCCGAGTTCTTGGCAGCATTATCGAACACTTTTTGATAGGCGTCAAACGGATTTTCCGAGACTTTGGCGGGATTATTGGGATCAGGCTGAGCTACAGCAGGCGTGGTAGTAGCTGCCGTAGTAGCTGTGGTAGTAGCAGAAGAAGCAGCAGCTGGTTGTGCAGGTTTGAAGAAGTCCATGATGCTCATGATTATTGCTCCTGTTTAGTAGGTTTGGGTGCTTCGATTGAGAGAAGTGTTTCTATTACAGCAAGTTTACCTTGCACTGTTGCATGAGCCTTGACAAGCATCTCATTTGGGGTTTGAATACCACTGAGATGTAGAAGCTCAATAGTATCCGAAAGGGCCATCATCTGCAGGTGTTTCTTTACTACAGGGTTGTTGTAGATCTCGACTAGGAGATGCTTCTCAGTATCTGAGAGTTCTTGTTGTGGGAAAGCGTTCATTGTGCTGCTCCTTGTTGCGGTTGAGATACGATCTGCTGAGCTTCTGCTTGAGCTTTAACTGCTTGAGCATTGGCGGCATTAGCTGCTCCTTGTTCTTCCACTGTAGGAGCTGTTGCTGCTTGTTGATTCTGCTGAACTTGCTGAGGCTGAGGAGTATATTCTTCCATCCCACGAACTCCCATCAACTGCATGAGATGAGAGAACATCCCTGGAAGCATTGAACCGTAAGCTACTTGAAGAGCTTCAGACTGGCCAATCATTTGCATACCAGCCATCAAAGACTCTGTACTAGCCATCTTAGACTTAGGCGTATAGCCGTCAGCAACACGGAAAGCTAGGACCTGCTCACGGATCTCAGCAATCTTCACACTATACTCTTTGCCGCTACGTTGCGAGATAGTAACAGCATCCTGGCCATACTGATAGATGTTGAGCTTCAAGACCTCCTTGAGAGGCATAAAGACTTGATTTTCTAAAGTAAGGGCTGGGAGACGCAAGCGAGAGTCTGCTCCGCCCATAGTATCTTGCCACTCGACTACACTCTTGTTACCCTTCTGGAACTTTCCTTGCATAGGATTGTTCAAGCCACTTAAGTCTTTGCCCATAGCAATAATAGAATTAGCATCTTGAACCGTAGTCTCTGTACCACGAGGATCAAAAGGAATAGGATAGTAGGCGTCACTGATCTTACGAGTAGCATCCAAGCTGTTAGACTTGACTGGGATCTTAGCCGCAGGAACAGGAGCATTGATGTCAGCGCTGCTAATAAGATCTCGGTCGTAGAGGGCTCTGTCAGAGACAGCCCTTCGTGCAGCATTGAAGCGGATGTTGACAAGAGTAGCCGCAGCAGTCTGGAAAGGAATGTTGCTCTCTGCGACACTCTGAGTCTGATAACCCAAACCGTCTTCTAAAGGCTGACCGAAGAAAACAGGAAGGAAGTCGTAGGCACTAATGATACGCTTAGCCTGGATCAAGACACTGTTGTTAATGACACGGAACTTCCAGATCTGAGGGGTTCTGCTTTCTGTTCCATAGAGCCTATGATCCGAAGGCATGATGCGAGCATAGAAGGTGAAAAGCTCGTAATTGCCAACTGGTGAAGCTCCATGCCACTCTTTCTCTTTGATGCCTGTGATGTACTCATAGTAGTTGATCCCATCAAGAGGCTTACGTGCAGAGATGTACTCTGAGATCTGCGGATGAATTCTGTAGTTCATGTAGCTCTCAGCACCAGTCTGTATACAAGCCCCTAGAGCTTTGTCAGCATTGATGACTTCGCCTTCAGCTCCTAGACGATTGAGGAGACGCTTGAGCTTCGTGCGGGAGAGAATCTGAACATGACCTGCATAGTCTCCATCGGCTGCCACATCTCCAGGAGAGACGTTATGATCCCAGACTGTATTGTATGGATCCCAGCGATTAAGCTTGGTATAGTAAGTTGCAGACTTGTCAAGCTTCGGCTTGTCTGAGTTGATGAGGTCATCCATCAGCGTATACTGGGTGATAGAAGTCCAGTCAGCTTCGATAGCAGAGAAGTTATACTTGACGCCGTCACGAAGGAACATGAGGAGTTGACGAGCATAGCCTCCGATAGTAGCATGGTCGTCGATGAGACTCTCCAAGGCCTCAGCAGCGTTCCTGTTCTTTGGGTTGGAGACAATAGGAAAGAGAGGACTTCCACTTAAGAATACTTCTGCCAGATAGCCGACCATGCTATCTACCTGAGAGACGACAACCGGAGGCGTAGTGGATGGAAGATTCATGACACCAACAGGAGTAGTAGCTGCATCAATGCCTTGCATCTTGACCACGCCATTAGCATCTTTAGTAGCATTGTAGCGAGCGTAGGCTACATCGACAGCTTCCATCTTGGCATAGTAGTCGTTGAACTTCTTATGCTCTGTTAGGATTCTGTCAGACAAGCTTATCAAGGAGGCTTGAGCTTCTTTGTTGGGTACTGTTGCACTAACAGCTTTAGGATACATATCAGCCATGATTTTCTTCTTTCCTTAGTTTAAGTATCAGAAACAGCCATTGTGTTCAACAGAACATTTGTTATGATCAACAAGCTGAATATGCCCGTTGAGAGGTAAGATACGATCCCAGAACTCATTTCTTATGTCGAGGGAGTAGGCGAAACCGTCAAGCACGTCGTCTTTGTTCTTCTTCTTTCCTAGCTTGTACATAGCACCTTGCCAAGTGAATTCTCGACGACATTTAGGATCATGAATTACCTGAGTACCAGCGTAGAGTTCTTTGACATACTGACGGATACGAGCCTCTTTAGAACGGCCATGAGGATGAAGCTCTACGACAGTGATGTGTGAGATGTGAAGCTTCTTGAG